TTATTCGCTACCGAAGAGCCCGCCACCAGCAGTATCAAAGTTTGTTATGACCAGTTCACCGCTGGCTTTACGTTCATGAGCCCCGCGCACCGCATATTGAATAGTCAGTTCCAGCATTGGCAGCCCCGCAAATACTTTCCGGATCTCCGGATGATCGTTGATGCTTACCATTGCTTTTCCCTTCATCGACCTTAGCCGATCGGCCATGTATTCGTACTGTTCAAATTCAAACGGCACGCCGTAACCCTCGGTCTGCCAATAGGGCGGGTCCAGGTAAAAAAAAGAGTGCGGCCGATCATAGCGATCGATGCATTTACCCCATGGCAAATTTTCTATCGTAGTGCTGGCCAAGCGCATATGCGCCGCCGACAAACTTTCCTCGATCCGGCAGAGGTTGATAGCTGGCGCTGTGGTCGCAGTTCCGAAGTTCTGTCCGTGGACCATTCCGCCGAAGGCATGCTGCTGCAGATAATAAAAGCGGGCTGCTCGCTGAATGTCGGTGAGCGATTCGACTCGAGTCATTTTCAGCCATTCAAAGAGCTGCCGGCTGGTTAGAGACCATTGGAACTGCCGGACGAATTCCACCAAGTGATGTTGCACCACGCGGTAGAGCGAAACCAGGTCGCCATTAATGTCATTGATGATTTCGACTGGCGCCGGCGTTGGCCGGAGGAAATAGAGCGCCGCCCCGCCACAAAATACTTCCACGTAGCATTCATGCGGGGGAAAGAGGGGAATAAGGCGATCAGCTAAGCGACGCTTGCCGCCAAGCCACGGGATAATTGGTGCTGACATATGAGCCTCTCTCGAAATGGCGAGAATGTTGTGCTAAGCTCCCTCGCGCTGCGTACGTAGCAGGAGGGCCTTGGCTTTGGCTCACAGGTATGTTCTGTGGGTTAAGGTGGCCAGGTGATGTTGACGCATCATTTGGCCGCCCTTCTTATTTCTAAAGTACCTTTGATGCTGGGTGCGAAGAAGCTCTACAATATGCCTTGCTGTTGCCTTCCTTTTGTCTAAAAGCGTCATACCACAAACAATCTGCACCAGGCCGAGAAACACAAGTGATGAAGAGCAAAAGGTCTAATTATGAAAAAACTGAATCTTCACGATATATACACATTTAGCAAGGCACTTTATCCTATGTCCACGCTAAAAGTTGACATGCCTATTCAGCCTCAGCTTTTTAACCTGTGGAGCGCGCGCGAAGCGCTGGTGGCGATGCTGAAGGAGGGATCTCCTTTACTAGGCACAGCACGCCGAGCAGCGACGAAGTTACTTGAGCACATCAATAAAGTGATGCCACAGAATTTAGAAAAATTATTTGACGAAGAAGAAAAACAAGACATCGGTTATAACGCTGAATTAATTAAAAGATCACTCAACGATCTTGAATCTGTGCTTGGAAATGATATGCCTGGGATCGCTGCTTATCTCGTTTCCCAAAAGGGTATTTATAATACTGATGACCTAATCAATAATGCAGAGAACTACTTTCCAGCTGAAGTCAGAGATGTTCTGCCCCATCAAGCCTGCATCGATCTTCGGGAGGCCGGACGATGCCTTGCTTACGAGTTAGCCACTGCATGCGTATTCCACCTCTGGCGTGCAGTTGAAGGAGTTATGCTCAGCTACTTCCATCAACTGACTAAGAAGCCTTGGGAAGCGAATAATAAAAATTGGGCAGCTTATATCAGAGCTTTGAAAGATGCAGGTGCAGATGAGAAAATTACAGTATTTTTAGATCACATTCGAACGGAATATCGAAATCCGCAAACACATCCAGAGACCAATGTTGATATCCTTGAAGCACAGCAATTGTTTGGAGCGGCCATGAGCTTAATCAACCAGATGCTGAAAGCGATAAAGAGCTTGCAAGCAGAAACCCTTTCCACTTTATTGCCTCCCCCCCGCTCAAACTTGATGATTCCGGTACATAATTAGCAGATGAGCACGTCACGGATTATCCATGCCATTATTGAGAGGCCCTTGTTTCCATCCTTCCCACTTCCTGAACTCCTAACGCCCACTCTCTGCACTCGTCCCGCTTGACGCGGGTGCGATTAGCTTTAAGCGCGTAGTCGTAAAGATCGTTTTCAGTTCGGCCTGGAAGTCGTACCCAACTAAATCGTCCGGATCCGTTATCGACTGCGGCACTATCAGCGGCGGCGGGCAGTTCGACAGCTCGACACGTTTCGGCTGGGATTCGCAGGCCGTCAGGATCGCGGCGCATAGCAGCATCAGTATCATAGATCTTCTGAGTTTCTTTTGCGGCATGGGTAGCTACCTCATCGTTAAGTTTTACATTTTGTTCAATCAGCGCCAGGTTGTCGGCGGCCGCGGCATCGAGCAGCAGTTGCTTATCGGCCAGTTCCTTGTTTTCTTTCCCCAGCCAGTCAGCTCGCTCGACCTTGCGGCCGTCTTCATGGATGGCGTGGACGCCGTACCAAACGCCGCCGACAACGGCAGCGGCCATTCCGATCAACGCCAGTACTTTCAGTATTAATCCCCATGGAATCATAGCTGTACTTACCCCCTACCTACCTGAAAATAATCGATTGTAGGGCTTCTCAATCGCCCGATTTTTGTGCAATTTTGCCGCCTTGCTCGAACGCATGCGATACCCGTTCAGCCCCATTTTTGTCGGCTCGTCCGTAGCCGCCAGATGAGAATCCGAGTTGGCTAACGATACGTTTCATTGCCCGACGTTCGCTCAATACCATAGGATATTCATCTTTTGCGAGGTACCCTTTTATCTCGTATCCGATTTCCGCTTGCGCTATGGTCGCAACCCAAACGAAAGGGCTGGTCATAGAGTTCTCGTCTACCCGGCGACGAATCAACCAGGACGGCTGCAGAATCGCCTCGACTGTGAGCAAGCCGTCAACGATTACGAAATTGTCGGGTAGGCTCATGGCGCCTTGGGTAACGGATCGCCGTCAGGCGTGAGGCACAAATCGCGAAGGTATTTACCCAGATTCACCAGCCCGTAGCAGTTGTTTTTCCGATCCCGACACGAACGGCCTTTCACTGTCTCACGCCACCCCACGAAGGATTCGCATGCTGCCTTGTAATCTTCCTCGGTCTTAGCCTGGTTCCAGATGGGCGCACGCTCCCGACAAAAGGCACCAGCCCCTTTGTTTCGTGCAGCGTGATACATTGAGCCAGCCTCGTTGATCGTTGTGGGCACGTTGATGCACTTCTGGACGGGCTTTGCATAGTCCTTGTCGAGTTGGTCATGAAGCTGAATCAGCGCCCTCACAGGATCGGTTTTGTCCCCCTTCTTTACAGCCGTACCATCTTCCTTCCATGTGCTGCCGAAACCATACGTGTACCGGTCTCCTGGAACGGGGATCATGGCCTCGTCCACGTAGTGCTCTTTGATAGCGTTGCCCATCAGCATGAGCCCCGAGATGCCGATCGCTGCGATTGATAGGCGGGCTTTTGTCGGGAGCTTACTCATCTATCACCCCCAGTCCCTGGTCGATTACCCTCACGCGAGGAATGATCGCCGTGATGGCGCCTGCAACGCCATTCATTGCGGTGACTATCGCGGCCAGTAATTCCGGCGTAGCCCCCACCAGCCCAGGCGGCACATAGCCAATCACCTGCGCCAGCGCAACCAGACCGGCGGCAAGGTAGGCCAGCTTTACGCTCCATGCCTTATCGAGTATCTGGTCGGCGTTTGGTATCAGCGTCATTATTTTTGCTCCAATCTCTCTGCCAGTTTCATTTGTTGTGTTCCGAGATGCAGTCGAGCTTGCTTTTGATCGTCTCTTTTATGTCGCCGGTATCAATGCCGACGCATGGCGAGACTGCCAGAGCTTCCGGCACTTTGGGCCTAACCGTAACCTTTGGCTCCCCTGCGGCCTCTTTAAAATGCTCGGTGCGGGGCGCATGGATCTCAATCACGGGTGAAACAGGAATGGGGGTCTCTGTTTTTTGGCCAATAGGAGGAACCCCACACGCCACCATTAAGGCCATCACAATGATCAATAATATATGCCGCATTACCGTCTCCTTCCGTGTGGCCACTGCTCGATTACCCTGTCGAGCTTTTCGTTAAACTCCTTCATCGTTTCCCGTTGCTCGAGCCGTACTGACTTAATCTCAGCGGTTAAGCGATCATTTGTGCGCTCCTGATATACCTCTCCACGCTTCAATGCGGCAATGTCGTTCTGCACGGAGCTATAGGTAGCTATGCCAGACCCCAGGAGGCCAGCTATGCCGATGAGCCCGCCAATAGATAAACTGAAATTTGACGGGCCTTTCCGGCGGGGTTTTTCTTCGTCGCACGTCACCTTCATTCACCCTAGAAAAGCTGGCCAGCGATAAAACCGATCAGCAGCAGCCCCACGCCGAAGCCGCAAGCAAGCCAGCCCGAGTACCGCTGCTTTGCCCAGGTGACCAGCCATGGATCGATGGCAGCCTCGAACTTATCGTTCTCGGTGAGCGCCGCGTCCCTGACTTGCTTTGCCTTGTCCTTTGCTTCTTGTAGTACATCCATTTTTGAGCCCCTTAAATGAAAAAGACCGCTTCCGCGGTCCCGATTGCAAAAAATGACAGATCCAGCCACCCCACCCTCGTACACTCCCACTCGTGCTGCATCAGTTCACGCACAAACGCGCCGGCCATTACGATCACAACGGCCTCTATCGGCATGAGGCATTGCCCGATTATGTAAGTCGCGATCAAACCAACTGCGAAGTGCGCTGGCTGATCGAGCCAGTCTTTGTCTTGCCAAGTCATATTCGGCAGTTAGCCATCAACTGGCTGTAATTTATGCAGCTCAGCGTGCCGGCAGTGACGCGGGCTGCGATGTCGTCCGCGAGCGCGATGTAGTCGTTGTAATACCAATCCAAGCCGTTCGCCGGCGGCGTGCCGCCAGCGGCTGGAGATGCAGCGCTGCCGGACATGCTGTGGCCGCTAATAATTTGTGTGCCGCTATATAGCTCTGCTGCATCAAGCAGCTTCTTGGCCTGAGCAAGAGTCTTTCCGCCGAGATCGGTACTGCCAAGACGCGCCGGATTGTCGATGCCGCTGTGAGTGCGCGTAATACGGTTTTTATTGCCGCGAGCGATCGTGATGCCGTATTCCCGGGCGATCGCGGTCACGCGGTCGTTATAGGCATTCTCCGGCCACACCAGCACATTCGCGGTCCGGCTAAACCCGTTAGTAAGCATCCAATCCCGGCAACCGCCGATCTTGGTGCGCACCACCGAGTCAGAGTCGCTGGCGATGTTGCCGGCTGTGCCGTGCAGAGTGTGGTTAACAACATCCCATCCCCAATCATAAATCGTGCGCAACTGTGCTAGCGTAAGCCCCCCGCCACCTACGGCGCTGGGGATCACGGAGAGACTGCCGGTCAACTCTCGTGCTCGGAAAATGTTGAAAATATCCCACTGCGAGGCATAAGCATCATCCCAGTTCAGCAAGACATTGGCCTGCCCTTGGCCACCATGGAAGATGCCTCCCAGATACAAGGAGACAGGCAGCCCCGTGGTCGGGCTGGCCTGTTCGAAGTTCCCGAAATTTAAACGAATTCCGGTCATTGCAGCGGCAAAAGACGTGCTGCCGGTCGCAGCTGGCGCTACTCCGTTGGACCAAGTGCTTCCGTCTTCCGCGACATTGACTGACAATCGATTCCACCCACTGCGCAGGTATTGCGCCGTGGTGAAAGGGGTCTCCATATACGTGACAAAACCATCCTTGGAGTACATCACATTGACGGAAGCCGTTGCCGGAGGGTCCGAGCTGATGTAGACCCATATATCAACCGTGCCGGTCAGCACGGTCGCCGGAATGGTGCGCTGAATCCTCGCAAAACTGGTCCCTACGTCGATTTTCAGCGAGTTGGAATGCCCCAGTTGCGTCAACACGTTGCTCGCGGAATTGGCCAGCGTTACCGTGCCGCTGAACAAGGTCCAGTTCGTCGTGGCAGCGCTCATGTTATCCAGCACCGTCGCCAATTTTTTCCAGTAATTGCGCTTGAACAGCGGCGGCGTTGCCGTCTCTACGGCTTGCACGGCGCGGGAAAGGTTCCCAAAGTTCGTGTCGAGCTCGGTGTTGGTCAACCGGGAGCCTTTTGGCCCGCGCAGGGTAAGTGGTATAGGGGTTGCCGCCATGGGGGACTCCGGGATTACGGGTGTACGAAAACAGGCAGGGATGTGATCAGGTCGGCAAGTGCCGGCAGCGGTTCGGTGCCGGCGAGTACGGCATCCAGGGTGGTGTTTGCAGACGTCTGCACTTGCGCTGCCCAGATGACAAATGCTTCCGATACTGCGCGATAAGGGTTATCGATGCCGGCGAAACTTTTAGCCTCGCTGATTGAATTGAAATGTTCTGGCGCGGCCTGGGCAACTGCGCTCATATGCTGCCGCACCGCAAGGCGATAGCTCGCCACTTGGGATTCCAGTTTTTCCGCTTCGGTCGGGACCGGCTTGTCTTTTAGGATCCAACCATCCACCCCATCGAAAAAGATGGATTGGTTACTCCCGGCCGCGGGCGGGGGTGTATCGACGTGATGGATCGGCGTGATGAAAGTACCCGGCTCGAGCGGGCTTTCCTGCGCGTCATAGGCCATCGTTGGCGCAAGCGTTACCGGATCATAAAGATAAACTGTTTTTTTCATCGCTGCCTCTTATTGGTATTTAACGCACAGCAGCACGCGCGTGCCGGCTGCAAGGTTTGCTGCCCCGCCAGTCGATGTGGTCGGCTTGGTCATATTGGTAGATCCGACAGGGCCGGTCGGAGAGTTTCCCCCGGTACCCGCTGAGTCTGCTTGCGTGTTGTGGGAATGAGACTTCACCTCGCCGGTTGTCGTTGAGCCAACATTCGAGCTGGCTTGCACCATGGCGTAGTCGGCAGCAAGCCATGGCATCCCGAATGTCGTTGTGCCATCGCCCGCCCCCCAGGTTGTGCCGATGGCTGCAAAGAGCGCGGAGTAGGTTGTACGGTTGAGGTTGGTCGGGGTTGTCGGGACAGTGAGGTAGTTTGTGGGGGCGGTCGAACCAAAGTGGACCAATCCGGACCCTACAGGCGCGGGAAGAGGTGGCGCCACCGCAACTACAGAATTACCGCTTGCTTTAACGATAAATACTCTTACTGTCGTGCCGTCGAAAGTGTATAGAGCGGCATCCCCGGCGCTTATTAGCGCGTTGAGTCCGCCGCTATTGAGCTTATGATTTGTCGCGTGATAGTTGAGCGTGGGCGTACCGTCGAAGATTACCCACACGTCCTTACCGGCGGTCATTGTCGCGGCCGAGATCGGGTTATTGCCTGTCACGTGAGCGAGATTGCCTGTCGCAGCCGACAAGTCTATGGTCGACGCCGATGCAATGTTTCCACCTATCGCATGCTTAAGTGACTTGACGTCAAAATCCTGCGTGAGCGACCCGCCGGATGTGCCCGGCGCTGAGAGCGATAGCGTCCACGAGTCTATGGTGCCGGAACCTTGCACTGCATTCATCACGATGGAAAGCGCGCCGGTATAAAAATCGTACGCGGTGACATCGCCCTGCATCCATGTCGTAGGGCTCGCAGTCGAGGCGGCGCGCACTGTCATGCCGGGTAAGTAGCTTTTGCTCGCCTCGACGGTAAAAGTCTTTGCCCCGACCCCGATGGTTTGCACCGTAATGCTGGTCGCGTTGGTCGCGTTGTTGCTCATCGCCACGGCCACCGCATCGCATTGCAGGGCGAATTTGTTCATCGCGGCAATCCAAGCGTCCGATTTCTCGATAAAAACAGACTTGGAATCGCTGCGCTGTGGCGGCGGGGGAAGCGCGTCTATCGCCATAATGTCAGCCCCAACATAATCATCTTCGGCATAATCTTCCTCAAAATAGCTGTTCGTCATCAGGTCAGCCCCTCGATCTCGACTTCGAGCACTGATTCTGTCGGGTAAGCAATCTGCACCGTGAAATCCTTGTAGAACCCGTAAACCGCCGTGGATTTATATTCGTCCGTGCCGATATAAAGGGTCGGCGTCGCGCGCAGGGCAGCGAGCAGGGATTGCAAAGTGTCCACGCGGCCAGCGTCAACGATGACGGGAAACGATGCGCGCTTGCGAAACGCCCGCTCGACGATGGAGTAGTTGCCCCACTCGTCTTGCTGTTTCACCGAGAAATCTTGTATGCCCACGGTGGCGCCGTATTCGGTCCCGCCCACATTGGTGGATGGCCCGATTAGCAGCGCGCCGCACTTTACTTCCTCGCCTGGCGCGGACAGCGTCACAGTAATAGTCGATGAAGCGTATAGCGGCAAATCGAGTACCATTAAGTCTTGCAGGCGTACAATCGGCTCGAAAAAGTACGAATACAAGTTGTCGATGCCTGAGTCCGAAACCAGACTGAATGTCCGGTCGTAAACCTCGCCTTCGATGGCGTCGGTCATCACTACCCGCGCCGAAGTCGCGGAAACATTCAGCAACGCAAGGGCGGAACAGCGGCCAGCCGCGCGAATCGACACCGAGATGCTGTCTTGCTGGACGGTTTGCGAGGTAACGGACCGGTCGAACATCAGCCACGGATTTGTCACGCTTACATAAGCCCATTTCGCCGGCGAAGTAGCTGGCGTATTGCCCAGGTTGCCATCCACCAGGGACTCATAGACCTGGTGCAGATCGGGTCCGACTACCTGCGCCCTTGCCCCTAGAGCAAAACTGTAACCGGCGTCGTAGGGCGGATAGAGCGTCTCCGATACGTTCGTCGACAGCAGCGCAGCGTCGTTGATGATAATCGGCTGAACTATCTTCATGCGGTGCGCTGCTCCGGCATAGTCCGCGTTTCCGGCATGCCGCCGCCTTCCCACCTGTCGAGGATCTTCGCGGTGCTGGATGTGTTGCGCGCAATGGCGAGATGCGCAGCCTTCAGTTCGCCGCGCAGTTGCCGTATTTCGGCGGCCATCGCGGAAATGCCTTCGTTCGGCTCGCTTAAGCGCCGCATCAGCTCGCGGTTATCCGCTGCCGGGATGATGCGCTCGCCCGCGTGTGCGTTTATCGTCATGTCACCAGGCAATGAGTTGGTGCCGACAGCGAAACTGGGGAATACCTGCGCGGGCGCCTGGAATACCGGCCCGGCGGGTTGTGCGGCAGTTACCCCGGCATTGGCCGCTAGGCGGATGTATTTTGTGTAATCAAAAAGCGTCGCGAATGAATCGGTAGTGAGCAGTTGAATGGAATCGGCAATGCGCTTTGCCTCAATCGCGGCTTCGATTGCCGCCTGCCCTATCGCGTCGGTCACCGTGGCAAATGCAGGCGCAAGGCGGATCAGTGCCGCGAACATCTCCTGCCCAGCGTCCGTACTCAAATCCTGCGCTTCGACCAGTGCGCGGAATTGCTCACGGGTCGCAGGGATCGTGGTAATGCCTAGCCGCGCCAGCTCAGCATTCATGAGCCGCCCGGTAGACGCAACCCGTTCCGCGTCGGTGTAGAAGTTGTCGAAGACCGGCTGAAGCGTTGCGCTCGCACCCTGCAACCCACCGAGTAGCTGTACAAGGCTGTCCCGCAAACCGAGAGACGCCAGCCCAGTCTTGCCGAACGATTGGCCGGTCAGGTCAATCGCAGCCTCCATAAGCGCGAACTCGGCTTGCGCGCGCGCCGCTGTATCGATCAACGACTCGCCTTTAAGCTGAAGCGCGGTTAGCTCTGGGATCAGCTTCTGGCCAATGCTGTTGGCAAGATCAACCGTCAGCTGCGCCTGCTGTTCCTCAGTCTCTATTGCGCGGCGAACGGCGAACGACCAGCCTGTCAGTGACCTATCGGCGTCACCGGTATATTTGATGAGATTTTTAAATGTTTCGGTAATGCCGGTTATCGTATCGTCAAGCGTGGCGACCTGTTCATCCGATATGGCAAAATCTGTCGTGCCGCGTTTTTTGCCACCGAAGAGACCGACCTTGCGCGTCCAGTCCGCCTGAAAATTGCCAGCGAAGCCGTCTTCGGTAAAATTGCCGTTCAGCAGTTGCGGACCGTACTTCTTGGGGCCTTTACCGAATAACCCCGCCAATACCCCGATGATCGGGAATATCGTGGTGAGGAAGCTATCGCCCTTGATTCCGAAAATCTTCTTGCCTGCTCCGAAAGAACTTGCCAATGAGCCCACTGCTAAGTGAAGGGCTGCTACAGCCGCAATCGGACCGGCAGCAGCCATCATGCCGCTCATGGCGCCCATGCCGGCAGCCGCGCCGCCAGCTCCCCCTATTCCGCTAAAAGCTGTACTGGCAGCGCCGCCAGCCGCACCAGCCCCGCCCCCGCCCATCCCGAAGATACTACCAAGCCCGGAGAGCATCCCGCCGATGCCGCCGACACCACCTGTTCCGGCTGATGCGGCACCAGATGCCATCGATCCGCTTATGGACGCACCAATATTGATGATCCACTTGCGCACCGTGAGCTGATAAAGCATGTCGATGATCGAGGCCTTTATAGCCTGCCCAATGGCCTTGAATGAGCTGACACCGTGGCCGAGCAGTTGGGTAAAAGCCATCTTGCCGGTCTGCTCGACCGATCCCCACATGCGCGCCCACTCTTCCCCCGTGGATTTGGCCAGGGCTTGCAGTTTTGCCGCGGCGATTGCACGCTCACCGATGGCGTTGGCTTCCTCGATCAGCGCGGCCTTGTCATCGGCATTGCTTACCTGGTCGGTAATGGCGAGGATCTGTTTCTTCAGCTCCAGCTCGGCCTTGCGTTGGGCGATGGCCGTTTCACGCTCGACCCCGCTCTTGCTCATCAGTTCGATCTCGAACTGCGCGGCAGCGTTCGCGTCATCGGTGGCGCGGGCGTAATCGGTAATGCTATTTGTCGCAGACCAGAAGTCATCTTCACGCTCTTGCAGCGTGGCGAATCCTTCCTTTGCGTCTTCCTGGAATTGCGTCAGGGTCGCCCAGGCCTGCGCTTGCGCCATTAACTCTACGCGCAAGGCTTGCGATGGGGTGATGGCGGCTTGCTTGGCAGCCGCGAGCATCTTGGTCTGGATAGTGCTGGCGCCAACGCCTAGCGTTTCTATCTTCAGCGTTTCAATGTATTTTCTGGAAGCGTCGTTTAGCGCATCGACCTTCTTCGCGGCTTCGTTCGTCCCTTCGGTACCGGTCTGATAACTGAGTTGCTTTTTAACCTCGACCGCCGACTCAGCAATTTCCTTGTTGCCGCTCGTGATTTTCGCCACGTAGTTCTGGTGCTCAGCCAGGCGCTTGCCCATCTCGTTCTCGAGATTCTTCTCAAGCTGGCTGATCGCCGTGAAGTCGCCCTTAACAAAAGCCATCATCTGGCTGGCGCGCGTGCCGAGCAGGTCGCCCAGGTTGCCGAACATCATCTGTGCGGCAGAGGCTTTCCCGAGCAGCCATTCGATCATGGAGCCCACGCGTCGACCGGCATCGCTGAAGAAATCCATGCCCTCGCCCGCGTCTCCGGTCGATTCTGTGACTCGCAGCAGGGAAGGCAATAAGCCGGTCGTGAAGCTCATGAATGCATCATCAACGCGAGTACGCATCGCGCCGATCTGGTTTGAAAACAGGTCAGCCTGGGCGGCGGCTGCGGCTGAAACACCTGTGAAGCGGTCAACGTTATCCGCCATGTCGTTCAATACCGGCAGCAACTCCGCGCCGGATTTGCCGAACAGGTCTGTGACCAGCGCAGACTTGGCTGCGCCGTCCTGGAAGCCTTGCAGGTTCTTGGCGATTTCGATCATCACCTGAGACGGGTCGCGCAGATTGCCGGCCGCATCGCGCGATTCCACGCCCAGCGCTTTTAATGCCCTTGCCGTATGGTTTGTCTCGCCGTCGAACGTCGCCATGCCTTTGGCGAGCTTGGAAATTGACGAGTCTATCTGCCCGAGATCATGGCCGAACTCATCCGCCACCTGCTGAATCTTCGACAGGTTTTCGATAGATGAGCCGGTTTTCTGGGCCATGTCATCCAGTTTGCCCAACACATCAATGGAGTTGGATAGCCCATCAATAACGGTGCGTACACTTAGGTATGCAGCCGTGGCCTTCAAGGCCTCTTTGACCATACCTCCAAAGAATTCATCGACGGAGCCGGCCGCGGTGTCGAAACCGGCCTGGATATTCTTGGCAAACTTGAGCGACTCCTGAGAATTCTTGTCGAGCCCTTTCGTGTACTCGGCATATTCCAGCGCAAGTTTTACAACCAGGGAGCCCAATGCAGCCATATCACTTCTCTTTTTTGTTTAGTGCCGGGAGTGCGGCCAATTCCATGATTCGGACATCCGCGAACAGCGCCTTTCGGTCCTGCCGCGAGATCTCGTTCAGCCGCATGGCCGATTCAACCGCTGTGTAATTCAGGCCGATGTATCCACCCATGCCGCCGATATTCCACTGCGTTTCCAGGGCGAAAAAAAAGAGAACTGAATTCCAGTTCTCCTCATATACCCAGCAAACTTCTTCTTCCGGGTTTGCCTTGCGCTGCGCTTCCTCGATCACTTCCGGAGGCGCGCCCATGGCCACCATTCCGGCGATTACATCATCGTCGATCCTTGCTGCTACAGGTCCGCGGTCACTCGCCCAATGGCGAGCAACCGCTTCTAGTTTTTTTCGCGTGCCTTGAAGAGTGATTCCCAGAATGCCGCGCCCAGGGCGAGCAGTGCAGGCGGGATATTGAGAAGCGCTCGACGACGCTCTTCGCTGAACTCCACCGGCTGATTGTCCTCATCGATGAGCTGAGACCAGCCGAGAAGCACCTTTTCCAGTACTTCCCTCTGCGGCAGTTTTTTTAACTCCTCAATCTCGTCCATTCCTGCCCGGTGGAACTCGGCCATGAACTCAGAGCGGTCAAAGCCGCCGGTGTTGTTCGGGGTTTCAACCTTTACGCGAGCGGTAAAAGTGGGTTTCTGCGTGATTTTGAATGCCATGATTGCCTTATTTAACTGTGATAACTATTTCGTCATTGCCGGTATTCGGCTGAAAATCCAGCCCGAGATTGATCATGGCAACACCGTCGGAATCCGCGTATTGCGGGGATATGAGTTGAACCTTGGGCGCGTCGATCTGGATGATTGCGCCTGCCACAGACCCGTGCACAACCGAGAAGGCGTTTAGCGTGCCCAGCCTCACGGCCTCATGCCATGCGTAACTGGCAACCGGCACCATCTCTATCGAGGTCTGGCCGCTCGGCTTGCGATTCGTCATGATCACGGACTCGCTGCCGATCAGATTGCGGTAGACAATCTGGTTGCCCATGTCGATCGACAGGCTTTGCATGGCAGCCGATATGCCGTGCAAGGTCATGCTCGGTGTGTTTACCTTGTTTACCGCGAGGGGCGCATTGAAACCGCTATAGACCGCCCCGGTGGGTACCGGGGTATCGGTGGCAGGCGTGTAAAGCCCAGTAAACTTGAATTTCATAACCGGGATGGCGCGCGCGTTCAATTCGATGGTGACATTGCCCCGGCAACCCGTCATTTTGTGCAGCACACCGTCAAGGTAGTAATACAGCGTTACTGTCTTTGGATTGTTGGTGATCGGCGCATACTTCACATCGGTCGATGCCGTCAGGGTCTCGGAAAAGCTGCACGCCTGAAGCACTGGCCCCCACGCTGGGGCGGTACCGGCTGCGCCAGATGATGCCAACTCGATCTCGAGCTCGCACTCGGAATGTTGCGACACGGCAACCTGCCCGCCGGTGCCAAAGTACGGGCGGATGTTCGTGCGCTCGGCAAACTCGGCCACCACCGGCTGCGGCGTGATTGCGCGCGCCAGCATGGCGTTGAGCGGTGCGGTCGGAACAGCGTCGTTGCCGGGCGTGGTTTCCAGCTTCGCCAGCAGCAGCACATTGCGCATCAGTTTAGACATTGCTTATTTCCTCTTCAGAAGTGATTGGAGTGCGTTTACCGGTAGCCGGGTCGAATAGGTACGATCCGCCCTGCCCTGCGTATTCGTCGGTCCTGATCGCGTCGAGCGCGGTTATTTCAGGCGCAGCGGCGGATACAGGCTCTTTCGAGTCTGATTTCTTTTTTGCCATGGGGGGATTCCTTAATGCGGGGTGCGAATGCGGAAATTCATGAAATACGCATAGACGCTCGGATCGTCAGCATAATCCGCATCGCCGTGTTCCTCGTCTGCCATATAGCCGGGTATCGCTTGCAGGGCGGCTTCGATCTGCGGCCTGAGAGTCGCGATTTCCGTGCGCTCCCGGGCGAGAATCACCACAGCAACTACATGCTGATCGTAGCCTGCGCCCAGAACCCAACCGGTTTCTGGCGTGCTATCCACATCAAACACGAGCGCTGGCCATGTCGGATCGGCCGGCAGTTCAACCGCCCAGGTGTTCGCCAGCACGGCAGAGAGTGCGGCGGTAACAGTCGCGTGAATGGTCATTTGTTGAACTTGAGAACTTCTTTCTTGGCTTTCTCGGCCATAGCGGTGACTGCTGCGGGCGCTTTGTTTTCAAGGGCAATTTCGAGGAAGCGCGTTGCCTGAATATCCCGCGTTCCGAAGTGCAGGAATTTCCAGTAAAAAGGGTCATTCTCGCGCTTGGTCACCACCCGGCCCGACTTGCCGAGTTCGAGGTACTTGATAACCTTCTTGCCGTTACCCAGATCGCGGCCATGCCGCACGCCCAGGTTGTACTGCTCGGTTCCGTCCGGCTTGTTGCGTTCGCGCTTGATAACAATGTTGTTTATCAGCGCGCCCGTTTTTCTCAAACCATGATTCTGGGCAACGACACGGGCTTCCTTGCGCAGCACTGATCCACCAGCGGCAGTAATGCGTCTCGCAGCCTGCCCTTGGATGTCGGTTTTCAGCTCGGCGAAAGCGGCCGTCAGCTCGCTGACTCCCTCGAGCTTAGCGGCCAAGGTTTACGCCTGTCGAACAGGTCAAAATGATGAATCGGTGCGACTCGTCATAATCGTTGACATGCGCGATGTCGTAGCTTTTGCCGTTGTAGACCACGCGCATTTTTGCCGTAACGCCTGGCAGGTAGCGAATGGTGAACTCGGTGCGCGCCTCGGCCGTCTTGCCGCCTTGTGCGGTGATCGTGCGCTCATTGCCGGAGAGGTTTTTTATCGCCGCCCAGGAGGTGGCGAACAGAGACCACGTATCCACCATGCCGCCCTCGGCGTCGCGGGTCTGTGTGAGTGATTCGATAGTGACCATGTGCTTGAGTTTTCCTGCGCCAGGTGCCGGCATTACAGACTCCAGATCCGGTACCGGTCCAGCAGCCCGCTGATAAACGGCATCGGCTCACGCTTATCGCCCGATGCCTCGCGGTTCTCGAACCAATGGCCGATGTTCAGCAGCATCCACTGCTTGATTGACTGGGGCACGACCGCGGCATTTGCCCAACCCGCCACGTAGCGCACCTTAACCGCGTTTATTTCGGCATAGGTGCTTGGCCAAGCGTATCCGTAGGCCGGAGTCAACCAGGCGGAACGACTGTCGCTGGCGTTGTCGAGCGTGTATGACGATGACGAGAGGGTTTGTTCGACGCCATCAGCATCCAGATATTTGATGCTGGTGATGCTGCTTACCGGCGGATGCGGCAATTCGATGGCAAACGGGAACATATCGAGCGTTTTTTCCAGCGTTTGGCTGACCAGGGCACGGCCCAGTTCGTGTTCTACCACCTCACGCGCTTCCACTATCAGTGCCGTGATCAGTGCATCCTGATCCGATGCCGAAAAGCGCAAATGAGCCTTTGCCTCGACGAGCGAAATCGGCTCGACTGATGGAGCAGTGATCAATCGTAAAGACATGGATTACCTCAGTTGACGAGGACGTGACGTGTTGCGCATTGCCGGCCGGTGACCATGCGGCACTCTCAGCCGTGGGCCACTGCCGGCTGGTCCATCAACCGGCGGGATGCCGCTGTGCTGCTCTATCGCGCCCGTGCTGGCCGCATTCGGCTGAGTGCTGGATGCACCCATCAGGATGTGGGTTTGAACGATGGTGCTGGCCGCTGCGATGTTGTCTTGCACGCTTGGCGGACAAACCAATATATGCGCTTGCGAGACCGCGCCGCTTGCGCCGGCGTTTGTCTGAGTCGATGGCGAGGCCGCGAGATCATGGACAACTCCTACCGTAACAGCGCCAACGCTCGCGGCATTAGCCTGCGTGGATCCGGCAGCACCCAGGACATGCGCCTGCGATACAGCAGCAGACGCGCCTGTGTTCGTTTGCGTGCCGCCCACGCCAACCAAGGCGTGCACCTGGGAGATTGCCCCAGGCGTGCCGATATTTGCCTGAGTAGCGGCAGCAGCGGCAAGGTCATGGGTTTCCCCTACCGCAATGGCGCCCGTGCTTGCCACGTTGGTTTGTACCGATCCGGCAGCGCTGAGCGCATGGGTTTGCGATACTGCGCCTGCTGTGCCGGTGTTGGCCTGCGAGCTGCTCGCTCCCGCCAGCAAATGCGACTGAGAGATTGCGCCAGCGGTTGCCGTATTCGGCTGTGCAGACGTCTGCACGGCTACGATGTGCGTTTGTGTTATTGCACCGGTTGCGCTCGTGCTAGCGACGTTCGCTTGAGTTGTGCTTGCAGCGGTGAGATCGTGAGTTGCGCCGCCAGATGAGACCGCCCATAGCCTTGTAATCGATCCTGGCCGCCTTACAGCCGGGTGGGGTAGCGGTGATTTTGTGCCGGTAACCGTCCAGCGTGTTCCAGATTTATTCAGCCAGCCGTCTCGCTCGGCTGGGAGGTAATGGATACGCGCGTCCGGCCTTATAAGCTCAGGAGATGCGCCCCGCTGTAGTGCGGCGAACTCGGCGTCTGTAAGTATTACATTCCAGACCGCAAACTCAGCCAGCGATCCATCCCATGCGCGAGCATTGTCTGACGGTCTGTTACCAACGCACCAAGGGGTGGCAGACGTGCCGTAGCCGCCCCCAAAGGTAGTAAAAGACAGACCTGAGTCCTTAGTGAGCTTGGTGCCACTCTGGTAGACGGCAGGCCCACCGGATATATCAACAGAGGTGTCTACAGAGATGCCGATAGGCGCCCAAGTAGATAACGGGGGTCTCGTCCAAGACCAGTAAGTTAGAGGAGCGCCAGTGCCAAAACCATATGTATTGGCTATTTGCCCATGATTGTTGAAGAGGTCAAATACACCAGTCCCCCTCCCAAACACGCGACCAAACCCCCCCCCTCCATCTCCATTTCTGTTAGTCCACACATGGATACTGACCTTAGTCGGTATCCCTTCCGCAGGCCCAATGATACGGTCGCCCGCCCCAACCCCTAGCGTTGACCCAAATCCGATAGCCATTTGCTACGCCGATGAGCCAGTTATGCTGGCCATGTAAACGTTGCCGGATGTCAGCGCCACGCCCATATCATTTTTCACCACCAATTTTAGGGAGCGGGCTACAGGTAGACCAGACAACCGGAAAAACTTACGGTGCGTATTTGTGTCATTGCAGGGTAAGACGCCGATAAAGTGCAAGTCTGCTTCCTCGGTTGCCGTTAGGCCGGTTTCAGGCCCGCTGCCAAAATTGGTATTGTCCAGCGACAGCTTCGCGAACAAAATGAGTTGCTTGTTGCTCGCGGGGAGCCCGTTCGGGTCACATTCCAATTCCACGGTAACGTCAAGCGGGATAGCTGCGCCGAGGTCAATAGCCGCTGATGTGATATAAGTCGAGCTCGCCAGCGTTCCTAGATCCAGGACCGGGATGCGACTCCCTTGTGTTTGCGTGAATGTTGGCATTTATTCAACTCTTATCATTTCTTCTGTTGCGTGCGGCAGTTCAAGAACTTCCATCGTTGACGCCGGTTGCCATGACAAAGCTTTGAGCGCCGCGCCCTCTTCCGGTGTAAAGACATCTTGCGCCGTCAGGATATTGATCATCTTGATTGTTTCCGGATCGCCGATGTCGCCTCCTGGCTGCGCTCCCATCGCTTGTACAAAATCTGCGATGACAATATCAGATGGCGCCAGCGCATTTAGTTTGGTACGGATGATCCGCGCCAGGTCAGTACCAAGCACGGATGAAAGCGTCAAGTTTGTAACCAGGCGCATCTTGTGCATCCACTCGGTTTTAGCATTGAGCAAGTCAACGACCTGGCCCGGTTGGTTCACCCTCAACCCGGCGTAACCCTTCCCCTTCGGGTCGGTGTCAAGTTCGTTGTCGAGCCTGTCTTTCTGCTCTGCCGTCAGGGTAATCATGATTAAGCCGGTTGCCCGCTAGTGTAGGTCAGGCTTGGGAAGTTGACGGTATTGCCGAGGGTAATCACCTGGTCGCTGGTCTCATCCGTTACCAGCAAAACCTTGCTGACGCTATCGGTAAAAGCAATATGCAGATCCGGCGTTGCACCCGAGTTGGCGAAAGCCGCTCCGCTTTTGGCCGACACGCTCAAGACACGAGCCGCGCCATCGGCGCCGGTCAGCGCATAGTCGCCAGAAGCCATGGTAACTTCACAGATCGAGTTTCCGGTTACTGTTGCGTAACTGTCGCCCAGCGTGTAAGCCTTGAGCAGCAGCATGCGGATTGCGCCGGATCTAATTGCATTGAGGCCGTCGTCCAAGACGGTTGAGTGGACGTATTTAGACATTGTTTGTTTTCTCGCAGTAAGCGACAGCTTCTGGATGGGTGTCTACCTGGTCGCCAAGGCTGGCGATTACCTCAGCATCTGCTTGCAGCAACGTGCCAGAGCAATGCAGCTTTCCGGCAACCGTTACATCGATCAGCACGCGGGCCTTGGTCGGGAGCGGTGTTTTTTCAGGCTTCGGTTGCTCGGGATCAGGCGTGTTGGGATCTGGCGTAGCGGGATCTGGCGTAGCGGGATCTGGCGTGATGGGACCTGGCGTAGCGGGATCTGGCGTGATGGGACCTGAGATCGGCGCGTGATTGATCTCCCCTACCGGCGATTGTTTTTTCGACATGGTCGTATCCTTCTAAAGACAGCAGCCCCTGCCGGGGCTGTGTCACGGGGTTTTATCTGGTTATTTTAGGTTGCCGAATGCTGGTACAGCTTCACCGCATTGGTATCCACCAGGTTCCCGCCCATGCGCGCCCAGGCCATGAAACCGACTTGGCCTTTCTTCGTGTACACGCTGTCGGTGAAACGGAACAGGCTTAAAATCAGCGCGTCGCGGATCATGTACTTGCTGAAATCTCCGAATCCGATTGATTTGGCATTGGCCGCCGGAACAGCTACGTCATTGTTCAGTTGCATCCCATAGCCGAGCAATTCGTCGGCAAGTCCGCCAGCAATGCCCTTATCGTAAGACGGCGTCCAGACAGGGCGACCAACGGTATCCTTGATCTTACGAACCGTTTTCCGCATGGTCTGTGACATCATGAATTTCAGCGTGCCGTCGTGATACGCATAGTCCAAACTATCCACCAGATCCACCAAATCGTCGTAGGTGACCGTCAATGTTTGTCCGGTGGTACCGGTCTTGCCGACACTGGCTGCCGTGATGATTCCATTCGGCTGGCCGGTCCCGCTACCGGTGGTAAAACCGGTATTTGCGACCCGGCCGATACGATCGCGGATCCGGTTGTTGATCAGCCCGACGATGTCTATCGACGTGTCCTGAAGCAGTTCGAGGGGAATGGTAATGACTTTGGAACCCGCCTTGAAAACGTTCAAGGCGACAGTGCCAAAAGTTACATCTGCATCTGTCGCCGTAACGTTTTCCGCAATCCATTCACCTGTTTCGCTTGTGCCGTCGCTGGTGGGATACGACAGCGGATTCCCTGTGCCGGTTGTGATCTGGCTCGCGACTTCACGGACTCCCTTGTAGCCCTTCAGCTTGTCGACCAATTCCTTCGCAATTTCTGACTGCACCGTATAACCGCCCTCAGAAGCAGTCGTGGTGCTCATCGTATTCAGGATAGAGGTATGCTCTTCGTGCGATAACGCTTTTTCCCCATGCCGCAGCATTTTGACATAGGCGTTTTTAGCGAAGGTTGCAGCCTTATCCTTTGGATCAGTCTTGGGTGCATCCTTAAAGTTCTTCTCGACATCTTCATCCAGCAGGCGCTGCATGGTTTCCAGCTGCGCTTCGATAGAATCAATCTGATCGGCTATATCGTCGAACTTGGCCTTGTCTTCTTTCGTCCATACCTTGTCGCCAGCCTCGGCTAAAAGGTGCTTCGCTTGCTTGGCGAGTGTTTGTTTTTGCTCGCGCAGTGCTTTAATGCTCATCGTTATTTCCTTTTTTGAGGGTAAAAAAAAGCCCACTGCAAAGTGGGCTTGGCTCGTCTGCGCAAGCGCGTCAGTCGATCGTTAGCAGGCGCAAGCGTCTTTCGGCGTTTTCGCGTTGTTGCATCCATAGGGCGCTATCGGCGGGCGCCACCTTTTCCGTTGGCTTGGGTGCATTCTGATATGCGGAGAGGTTCCATTTGTTCTCGACCTTCGCGCCGTTGAAAACCGTATCAACGAAGCCGTGATCTGCGGCTTCTTTCGCCGTGAACCATGTTTCGGCATCCATCCATTCCACTATCTCATCCGTGGTTTTACCCGTTTTCTTCACGTAGTCATTGATGATCGATTGGTCCAGTTTCTCCAACAGATCGGCAAGCGTGAGAAAGTCATGTTTGTTGCCATAACCCAGTGTCCAAGCGTTATGAATCATGAAGAATCCACCCTCCACGATGTTGACGGTTTTTGCTGCGATCGCAACATATGTCGCCGCGCTCGCCGCCCAGCCGTCGATATAGGCCGTGACGTCGCCATGCTGAGCTATGGCGGTCGCCATCGCCCGACCATCAAACACATCGCCGCCAGGTGAGTTGATCCTGAGATTAACCGGCTTGCCCTTTAACGCAGCCAGCTCCTTGTTGAAATCAAGAGCGCCAACGCCAAAATAGGGATCAATGACGTCATAAAGATAGATCGTGGCGGACTCCGCGGCATTTTCTACCTTGAGCGGGGATTGTTCCCGCTTGGCGTTATCACGCAGTAGTTGCAGCAGGCGCTTGTGCATTGTCTTTTCCTTTTGGTTCGTAAATAACGTCTCCGCCGTTCTCCGGTCCCACCGGTGGAAGGTTCTTGATGCGCCGGACTTCGTCCAACTTCAGCCAGCCCGGGCCCTGCGAGCCGCCGCGTGCCTGGCGAAGATACTCGCCCTCTGATTTGGAGTCACCGCGCAGCAATCCATCGAGGTTGAACTCGACAAAGAACTGCTCGGTTGCAAAAAACTTCCGGTTTATTTCCTGCTCAATCCGGTTCAGGTAGGTCTGCAGAGTAAACTTCACAAAACCGAGAGTCATTTGCTCTATGCCCGTGCCCCAGCTGGTCGTGGTGTCGTTGGCGCCAATCATGAATGGCGGCACGCCGAACGCCCGGGCAATGTCGATAACCTGGTACTTACGGCTGTTGAGCAATTCCGCATCCACTGCGGACATGCTCAACTCTTTGATGTCTAACCCTTGTGTCAGCACCATCGGCTTGCCCACATTCTCCGGCCCCGTATACCGCTCTGCATAAGCGGTGCGCAGCCGTTCGATGGTGTCTTCCTCGAGCTTGCCATCAGCTCTGATCAAATGCTTTGGGCTCCCGCCGTTCGCAAAAAACTTTCCACTGAAATCATCGGCCGCCAGGGCAATGCCTATCGACTGCAATGCGCCATGTTTGATCACCGACAGGCTGCGGCCTGAGTCGCCGTCATAACCGAAACCAGGGATATGCAGGATCTCGTTATCCTGGTAGGTGCGAGGGTTGCCAGTGCGCGGCTGATAACGGTAGAGAATGCCGCCAATGCCGTCCGTTATCGGAGTCATGCGATCGGGATGAACCGGGACTATTCCAGTAATTTCGCCAAACCGATCACGCTGGATGAGTGCAAATGCATCACCTCTCAGCGCGTTGCAGCGAATCCACCACTCGAACATGCTGGCAGCCGTCCATGCGCCACAAGGCTGCTCGTTCAGCAGGTACCACAACGGAGAATCTATTTTCTTGCGACCATCTACCGTGCGTTCATATACTGACAATGGCAGGCTGGCGATAGTCCCGCCGATGAGCTGAATGCAGGCCGCGACGGCGGAGACTCGCATGGCTGTGTCATCAGTAACCGCATAGCCGGAGGATGCAGGAACGTTGCCAAACAACTCGATGACAGCCGGATTACTACTGGTGACGTATTGCGTAGTATTTTTTACCCGCTGCGCTTCACGCTCCGCTTTCCATTTCGTCAGGACCACGCTACCAGGCTGACCTACGCGCTCGGTGTTGTACCAGTTTTGGGTCATAGGGCAACGAATCCTTGGTCGATGATATTGCTCTTTTGGCCAGCCATCGCGCGGCACATCGCATTGATCAGCGCCACTGCGGCATCGATCTTGTTTTCAGCGCGCAGCTTGCGCGGAAAAATGTTTTCGTTACGGTCGGGCTTCACTTCCACGTTGCTCATCATCCACACAAACGCGGGATTACCGTCGTGATGGAATCGGCCTGCATCGATGAGCGCGGCAATAAGTTTCATCGCATCCGTCAGGTGCATTACCCGCTGGGGAATATCCACTACAGTGAAGCCTTGTTCCTGGAGCGACGGTGCAATCTCACGGCCATAGACCGGGTCCATGGCAATCTCGGTGATCGGGAAGTTGTCGGAATCCGACACGATCTCTTCCTCAATTTGGCGCAAAGAAATCATGTTTCCATCGGTCGCGATCAGATGCCCCTGGTGTACCCACCCGCTGTAGTGCGTGTTTTCGGGCTTGTCCACCTGGGCCTGCGGTATGTAGTTGCGAGAGAAGGCGTAGTAATGGTCAACGTTCTTTATCGCGCGCTTGAACAGTTTCACCTTTGAGGCGATATCGTTTTTGCTCGCCAGATCCAGCCCGACTACACAGCTTTCGTGCCTGAAATCTTCTTCCTTCAGATCGACATCGCCGGCGCGCTGCAGGTTATATAAGTTGATCCAGGGCGAAGCCGCGGCAACCCAGATATTCAGATGCTTGGTCTTGAAAACGTTCTGTTTTCTCGGGTCGGTTATCGCATCCCGCTGCTGCGCTTTCAGGAATTCCGCGTCGACTGATATGCCAAAGTTTGGATTAGCCTTTATCAGGGCGTCTTCCGAAGTCCAATCGTCGCCTTCGTCGACCGTGAATATGATCCCAAAGCGGCGCTCATTTTCGATAACGCCCTCGAGGATCTTCTGCAGCTCGACCTGGTGCATGAAGCACGGTCCGGAGATATCCGAACCGCTGGTGGTGATCACCAGCATCAGCGGTTGCGAGCGGGCACCCATGCCGGTCTGCATGGTGTCATACAGTTCCGGCGTCTTGTGTTCGTGGAACTCATCTACGATCGCGCAGGATGGCGATGCGCCATCACCAGGCTTGCCAATCACCGGCTCGAACTTGCTGTTCGTCGCGATCACCGCCAGGTTGGAGGCATGCACGGACACGCCATACCTCGCCCGGTATTCGTCCGTGCGCAGCGCCATCAACTGTGCTGGCTTGAAAACCTCAAAAGCCTGGTCTTGCGACGTCGCCCCGCTGTATACCTCGGCTCCAAACTCGCCATCCACGGCCAGCATGTAATTGCCGATTACTGCCGCGAGTGTTGATTTCGCGTTCTTGCGTGGCACAAACAGGTCCGCCGTGCGGAACCGCCGGCGCAACGTTGTACGATCGACCCAACCAAAGACCGACGCCAGGACAAAGACTTCCCATGGCTTGAGCTTCAAGCGTTCACCACGCGAAGCCCAGTCGCCTTTGATATGTGGCATCAACTCCGCAAAGCGACAGATGCGCTCGGCCGAGCGGAACATCTTGCCGTTTACGTCAACCAGGTAGGCGTTAAAAACATACGGCCAAGCGGTTGTCTTGCTTCGCACCAGGTCATTCAGGTGACGCTGGCACGCCAGGCGGTGCCATTTGCAGGACGAAATCTTCCCGTCGACAACGTCTTGCGCGTATTGCGTCGCTATCGCGGCGAAGCTCAATTAGATTTGTTCCCAGGAACTGCCGGCCGCCTCCGGAAACAACTGCTGCTGCCGGTTCTCGCTTTGGCTCACCCGCGAACGCGCGCTCGGCGACATGCCGAATTCCGCGCCGAAATTCTTCATCATGTAAAGCGCTCGGTTACGGATGGTTACCCAGATCGACATCTGCTGATAGCCGGATGGGGTAACTGTCACGTAACCTTTCTCGCCGGCAGGATCCTCAGCATTGAGCGCAGCGATTTTGTTTTCGCAAAAAACGTATTCCGACCAGGCGGTGCAATATCCCGCCAGCGCGGCCCGGTCAATCTGCGAGATCAGGCCCAGCGATTCCAGCTCGACCGAGATCCGCTTATACTCTTTCCGCGCCTCAGCCTGGAGGTGAGTCGGGCATCGCGGGATTACGACTTCCGGGTGGATGCCGTCATAGAGCTCGGCCAGGGATTTTTTGCTGGGGTTACCGTGCAGCAAATGCACATTCGCCGGCAATGGTTTCGGTCCGCGTTGTCCCATTTGTGATCCTGAAATACAAAAGGGCGCCTGGTTTCCCTGGCGCCCTCATCAATTATTATTGTGCAGACGTCTGCACTCTCACTGCCAGGGGGGTACCCCCCCCTCCGAAACTCCCGCACGTAAAAATCCGATTAAGCAGACGGTCTGGAGCGGTTAGGCTGTAGACTTTTGACCCGCCCCCCGGTCACCGGCCGAAGCCGCCGTCCTGCGTTGCGGTTTTGTGATCATGGTGCGGCTTGCATAGCGCCTGCCAGTTACGGCGGTTCCAGAACAGCTTCGGATCACCTTTGTGCGGGACCTTATGATCGACAACGGTCGACGCTGTGATTCTATCGACTTCGATACAATGCTCACAAAGTGGATTCTCGCGTAGGAAACCTTCTCTCGCTCTTTGCCACTTCGAACCGTATCCGCGAGAGGCAGCAGAACCGCGGCGCTCATCCGCTTGCTTACGCTCAACATGTTTATGTGAAGCGCATCGACTGCCACCCTGTACCAGCACGCCACAGCCAGGGTAGCTGCATGGTTTCGGTGCAGATACAGGCATATGACAGGCAATAAAAAAGCCCACTGATTAGGCGGGCCTTGGATATCGTTGAGGAAGGTTATTTAAATGATTCGAGTCTGTGAACTACCATGTTTACTTCTTTGATAAATCTTGGAAGCGACGCCAGGAACACGTCTGCCTCTTCACAGAATTTCTTGTTTAAATCGTCTCGCTCCGCATCAGTTAGATCCAGATTATTCAAGTCTGGGCGCCTAGGTGCGGGAGGTAGCTTCTTTATCTGGCTCATCGAGATTGAGCCGAGTAACCTTTTGCCACCAGACACGCTTGCATGATCTCGCCTTGGCGCATACCGGTAGCCAAGTCGTTGGCTATGGTGTTGGACATGTTGTACTCATTGGTGATAGTTCCACCTGGAGCGCTGCCTGTAGCCTTCAGCGATTCAAACTTGCATTCAGCGAAGTCTTTGCGCTCTTGCTCTGGAGTGTTGCCGGCTTTGCCATATACGGTAGGCCCAACGCAACCCGCTAACAGGATCGCTATCGCTACCAAAGAGAATCGGTTCATGCCGGAATGATGGTTTGTTTTTCTTGTACGGACTACTCACACAATATCAGCTTTATATAGCATTCTGGCGGGCTAATCAAGCGTTATTTAATGGATGGGTAACTATCCGGACATCAATAAGTCCATTGACAACGCAGTTATGCTCTTTCTCTATTTTCCCTTTCGCTTCAATATCGCTGTTCGCCATAATAACAGCGCTTTCAAAACCATCTACACCTACGCCATAACTGTACTTGCTCCACCAACACACATAATATTGATTCACGCGGTTTCCCTTTGTCTTACGTCTATCAAGGTATCAATCAAATTACCGAGCAATTTGTATGCTTCCGTCCGATCATCCCTGTACGTTCGCCTTGACTTGCCATAGCAATGCACCCGTTGTATCTCGCTGGGGATCGCGTCTATGTATTCCATCCTGATCACCAGCTTATAGACCTCCGGAAGAAGATTGACGGCCCGATCAGTGAGCAGGCAATCCGCGTCATAACCCGTATCGTAGGTCAGAGTGTTGCCGCCGGATAGCCGCACGTAACTCACCTGGCTTTTATACCCGAGCGCAACGCCCGTGTTCATCTTCCACTTTGCCCACTCGATCAGCCTGTTTATCACTATCGCCTCGATCATCTCACCTCCTCTCATCAAACCAACGGCAACGGTGCCCGACGGTTGGCACGCCCGCTTGCAGGTTATTGCGCTCATCCATGCACATGGACCGGCCCAGCACCTGAGCATGCTTGGTGCACAGCTTGCAGCCCAGGCGGTCAAGTTGCAGGGATTCAAGCGTCTTGGCCGGATCGCGGTAATACTTTGCAGGCAATGCATAGCTTCTATCCATAGCGCACCTTCTCTTTCTTGGGCTGCTTCTTAGGCTCTTCCGGCACTTCAATGATCATCTGTGCTGCCGTTACCGTGATATCGGATGGTTCGCCGCCCTTAATGCCGATTCGTTGGCCGCCCTCCTCTGCAAAGGTCAGGCGTATTTCGGGACCGAAGGCCGCTCTGAATTCATCCGCAATCCTTACGCATTGGGGGAAAGCCGCTCTTACGTCTGCCGCCGTGACTGGTTTGGTTTCGCTCATAGTTCCTAACCTATATTGAGGTTGGGAACAGGTAGGGAAGGCTGAACCCCGCATGTCTGCTGATTCTTCCTAACCTTCCTAACCTTCCCAACTATTATTGATACAGGTACACACGCGTACACGCGCGTGCGCGTGTGTGTGTGCGCATGTGTGCACATGAGAAAAAGGTAAGGAAGGTAGGGAAGGTTAGGAAGATGCCCCGCCCATAAGGGTTTCAGGGTTCCTAACATGTTCCTAACCTTCCTAACCTTTGTGCTGAACTCAGAAGGAAATCGATGCATTGCCCCCTCCATTTGCGTTTCCGGACGTCGAGCTTGCCCCATTTTTTTCAGGGGGCTTGTACCAGTAGCGGATAACGTGAGTGCGTTTTTCGATGCGAGTGCAGCCGAGCTGGCGCAAAGCGTGGCCAATTCGGGTTTGCACATCGCGGGTGAGTTTTGATGCATCCAACTTAAGGCACTCGATAGCCGCATCGGCCAATGAGAAATCCTTGTATTGCTCTCCGACCCAGTTATGGAGCATGTCCACATAAGTGTCGGCGGCAGTACGTTTAAGCTGCTCGGGGTCGAATATCTCCCGTTGTTCTTCGGTGGTCGGCCAGTAACGTTCGCCCTTCTGCCAGGCTATATATGCTTCGGCAATAAGCTGATCCCGCACCTGCGCCAGCCCTTCGGTATCTACTTCCGACTTGCACTCGATCGGCCAAAATCGGCGCCCACCGGTCGGGTCCTTATTCCATTCCCACTCGTTGCAGGTGCCAGTGAAAACCCCTTGCCGTGGGCAGCGGATTTCTCGCCGGCCGTATGTTGGGCGGAACTCGTCTACCTGCCGGGAGAGGAAAGATTTCTGACGCGACGATTCAGATCGTGCCAAAGAGCCCAGCTCTGAAATCTCATATACCCACTTGCCGCGAAGTGCAGACATTGAATCCTTACTCTGCAAGTCGAGATCCGTATCACCATAGTGATCGCCACCCAAAATTCGCAATGCGGAAGACTTCTTCAGGCCCTGGTTACCTTCCAACACCAGGCAATAGTCAAACTTAACGCCCGGCTCCATGGGTCTGGCAATCATCCCGATCATGAAACGACGTCCGACCAGCATCGTGTATTGCGTTTTCGGCACGCCCATGTAATCGCTAAGCCAACTGTCCAGCCTTTCTATGCCGTCGTGCTTTTGGCTCTTTATGTAGTCCTGAACAGGATTGAAGCCGTTAAATTTCGCGATTGCTTCCGCAGCAGATGCAGTAAGCGCGGAAGATGGGGCAAAGCTGTATTTGCGAGTGATCCACATCGCGGTTTGCACATCGTCCTGCTCATCCCATTCACCGATTTTGCCGCCGTCATAGGGCGGCGGCTTGAGCTTTACTACCTGATACGCAAACTCGTTATAGGCGAGCACACCCTGCCAATTATCATCATTGCGCAATATGTCAAAAACGTTGGCCAGGCACGCGACCAGCTCGCCCTTCTTTTCAAGCAGCAAGTCTTCCCAACCCCTGCCGGCAGGCGGCTGTTGCGTAGATTTGCTTTTTGGCGTTTCGGCAGAAGGCTTACGCAGGTTACGAATGAAGGCTTTCAGCGCATCGGCATCCATGCCCTCAGCCACTGCGTCGGCAATGTCCCATCCGCTTGTCTTTTCGCCCGGCTGGGGGATATCGACCAGGCGAAACTTTGTCTTTGCATCGGCCGCGACCAGAAGCGCGCCGATCTCCAGCATGGCTTTCATGCCGGGCTGTTCGTTCTCTTCAAGAAGCGGCTTGCTGAGCGGATCAATACCCAGGGCTTTTTCTTCCTTGCTCAGCTTTTCGTGCTGCGCGTCGCAGTCGGCCCAAGCGAAAACATTGCGGCCATAAAGCGGCAACCAGTCGGCCTTGCTTACGGCCTTGCCGCCACCAGGCCAGCTCACGATCACCAGCTCGGGCAGCAACTCGATAGCTACATCAGCGCACTTCTCGCCTTCGACCAGCAAAACGGGTTTATCCGGATGCGCGGCCAAGCGATCGAGGCCATACAAAGGGCGCGGCTCGGGAAACGACAGCCAGCGCCACTCACGATTACCGGTTTCCGCATGCTCGCAAAAGCAGACTGGCAGCGTTTCCTTGCCGCCATCCGATGTCTCAAACCGGTAAACAAACCCGTTGATCGCCTTGTTTGCGTCGTAATACGTCCATACTTTTTGGGGTTTGCCCCGGGCATAGTGCGCAACGGGCGGCAGTCCAGCATCGGCTGGCGCTGGCAGAATAGGTTTCCACGGGGTCTTTACGACTTTCAGATCAGGCTTTTGCCGCAGCTTGGGCTTGTCTTCGGGTATATCGATACCGCAAATCGCGGCAACCTCACGCGCGGCCACATCCTGGTCAAGACCGTGAAGGTAGGCATACAAGCTGATCAGATCGCCGCCCTTGGCGCCGGCAGCGAAATCGCCCCATAGCCCGGTAATGATATTGATCAAAAACGATCCCGGCTTGCGATCCACTCGAAGCGGGTTTAAAACCTTGTACTCATGCCCTTCGTATTTGCCACCTGGCAGCCATTGCGGCACCAGCACGTTGGCGCGCGACAGTGCGGCGGCGGCAATCTGCTTGAAATCGATGGTGGCCATTACTTCCTGCCGGCGTCCAGCAAGGCCTTGGCCCGCTCAAACCACGCTTTCACTACCGCTTTTTTATCCGTACGTTTGCGGATTGCATGAGCCAGCGCATAAAGCTGGCGCACCTTGGGTTTGAGGATGGGCCGGAATGTCATGCGCGAGGCGTACGGCGACGCTCTTGCACCAGGGACTGCAACCGGCTCATCACTTCGGCGCCTGCGACGCAATATTCCCGGAATTCACGCTCGATGCGCTTGAACTCCGGCGGGTCGATCACGCCATCGGCAAGCGCTTTCTGCACTGACACGGCCCACTCGCCCTTTTCTTTTTCCAGGGACAAGAACAGATCCAGCAGCGCGGCATCGGAAACGCCCTCGAACGAGGACACGTGGACCCCGAGCATATTTCGCCGGGCACAAAAGGCTTGCGCGGCCTCGTCCGAATTGGCCAGATCGGCCATCTCCGCGAGCTCCTCCGCATGGAGGTGATGCGTCTCACAGTTAGGATTAACCTTGTTCTGTAAAACGTGTTTTGACATGCGCATGCGTGCAGCCATGGCGGGGATGCCGCCAGGGTAGCCGTGCGCAATCCGATATGCTGCATCACTAATGCTCATGTCGTTTTCTCCCTGGTAACGACGTTTTTATTTGCTCTGAGGTAGCGCATCATGCTATTTCTGGCCCGTTAACAGCTTTTCCAGCAGCCGCACAAGCTCCGGATGCTTTGTCAATAGGCTGGCCAGACTATTGAGGATCTGTGCGGGATTAGGACTGTTTAAGTCTGCCTCCGCTTGCAACAATTCGTTTTGTACCCTTTGCTGGTCAGCTGCAATCAAACTCCGGACATAAGCGCTATGCGACACATCCAGCTCATCCGACCTCGCCTCGACCCACTTGAGCAGGTCCCAGGTGAGCAGGATATTTTTCGGAATATCCTTATGTTCCTTGCGGTTGACAGGCGTAGTCATGCGGTTGTTTGGCTGGGGGTGCGGAGGTACTGCCAATCGAAGTCCGGCCGGAGTTCCTCGCAGGTTACGGCGCCTTTCGTGGCGCGCTCGATGGCCGGACAGCGCTCTAATGGAACTTGGCGCTTTCCGCTTCGCCACTGGCTGATGAGAGGCGGCGGGACGCTTAAATCAAACGCTAGTTTTATAGCGCTGCAACCGTCTTGTGATAGATATTTATCGAGATTCATGGCTGCAAATATTAGCGATTCGGTAATACCTTGTCAATAGCGTTTCGCGAATTCATTTTATTAGCGATCTGGTATTTAATATGTGCGTGAAAACTATTGAAGAAATTAGGTACGAGAACTTCCTGATCCTTGTAGAGGAGGCCGGAAATGTCGCCCGTTTCGCGGAAAGGATGAAAAAATCCTACGGTCAATTCAGCCAGCTAAAGAACAAATCTCCTGAATCAAAAACGGGAAAACCAAAGGAGATTGGAAGTAAGCAGGCAAGAGAGATGGAACTTGTTTTCGGTAGAGAAGTAGGATGGATGGATCACGAATCGCTAGATCAAGAAGCGCAAGCCTTCAAGAATCTGCCTCCGGAAGTGAGGGCATGGATTCTAAAGAATGCGGAACTTACCGCATCCGTTATTCCCGCTAACAAAGCAGAATCACAACCAGAGCGCCGCCTGGCAACTGAGGCCCGAAGAAAAATCGATTTAGGTTTTGACCCGGAACGCAGGCATCTGTACGGCGCACCGAATTTCACGCAAAAGAAACAGATGTCTACGGATCGAAGGAGGAAGAAAACGTGAAGCCGCCTTTTACACTAATGCAGCGACCGATATCGCATGACACAGCTGAGGCCGCTCTGACGATAGCTGGGGATGCGCAGCAAGGCGACTCCATAGGTATGGCAGCAGTGGTGATGTACCTGAAGCCTGAACCTCATTTCATCGCCTTTGTAACCGACGAGGCAGAGCGAAACCCTGTCTTCACCACCGGCATGCTCGCGTCCCTAAGCTACCAGCTCATGCGCAAGGCAAACGAGTAGGTTTTGTACGCCATGTCCGACTCACCCCAGCACAAACTCACCACCTGCTTAAATGCTATTGAGGCGATAGCACGAGACCTTCGTGCTGTTGAGAAGCGCGCCGAGCTTAAGATCAAAGCGCAAGAGTTATTCGTTTTGGTAGAAGCTGCCCGGCAGGCAGGAATCGCCCTGCATCAGCAAGGCTGCGAACCGCCTGGCGTTCGGTTTGCCAGGTACAAGGGCATGCGCTGAGTCTGCAATCCCACGCCCACAATACTAAGTAGTGCAGACGTCTGCACCAATTCTGTATTATCCGCTGAGGCATGGTTAATAAACTTTGCCTATCCCAGAGTGTCGAATAGTTTTACACTCGCCTTACTATCCTCACTTAGAATTAATTAATTTCCCTTATCCTTCAATCGCTCTTGTGGGTTGGTACGGTTGTTGCTTTATAAAGATTCTAATATATCAACCGTTGAGGCCATATGAGCGCAGCGATAACCGCAAATGATGTACCGGCCAAAGGCGCATCAACAGTAATTGAAGCTGAACATACAAACAGGACTTATCGTACCCCGGACGCCCCGAACAAACCTGAAGGTGATGGTATGGAAGCCAGATTAGCCAAACTGGAATCAGACGTATGTAATATTAATACAAGCCTGGAGGATATCAAGAAGGATATTCGAGGTTTTCGCAACACGTGGAACACGATTACCGTGTTCGTTGTTATGCTTACGATCGGGTTATTTGTGTGGCTGGACAACAAGATCCACCCATTAACAAATGATGTTTTTCAGCTGAGAACTGAAGTAGTTAAGATTGGCGGCGACGTGTCCGAGTCGCGCGCAGATGTGTCCCGGTTGCACGCGGAAGTTTCCAAGACCAATTTAGCGATTGAGAAAATCTCAAATAATTTGTCCGAACTAAACAATTCGCTGAAGACTGCCGGCATTAATCCATAGATCCATTACTGGGCGTTTTCCAAACCCGCTTCGGCGGGTTTTTTATCGTCCTTATCCTTCCTTCATAGCCTCCTGCGCCGCTTTGGCGAGAAACCCCGACCTGGTCATATGGTGAGCGCTGGCATACTCATCAATGTTGCGTACCAGGCCTTCAGGTAGAGAAATATTCAGCCTGACAGCCTTGGAATACTTTTCCACATCCACATCCACGATAGCCCATACGGCATCAGCGAGATCCGGATCGGCTTTATGCTCAGCTAACGTGCCTGCTTTAGGTATTTCAATACCTTTCTCCACCATCAGCTCGTAATGGGCATCAATGGCCTCTTTCGCCATGTCCAAAGCCTCGTCCAAGGTATCCCCAGCAGAGAAACAACCCGGAAGATCAGGGACGATCACCCCGTACTTCACACCATCATCAGTATGTAGTGCCAATATAAATTTCATTTATTACCTCCATTATTTATTACCTCCATTTCCACCCTGCTTGCCGATAAATGCTGCGAAGAGTTCCGATTGGTATGTCTGAATCGGGGTGCTTCACTGTTACCAACCCCGCTTTTTCAAAATGCGTGAACTGATGGTGCGATCCTTTGACGCGATCCAAATTCCAGCCCTCGCTTTGCAATCTCTTGATTATGTCTTTGCTCTTCATGTGTGTAATTATACACACTTTATAAGAGTAGTCAACTATTTAGCTTGCAACTGCTGACGCCAACATTAGCGGCTGTGATCATTGTAACAAGAATATTAGCGATTCGGTATTGACAGTCTATTACCGTATCGCTAATATTCACTCCATCCCTGGCCAAGATAAGAATTTCCTTACGGCCGATTTTGTACGCCTTCCTCGTCCGGCCAGGGGTGAGAGCCAGAGGTCCCGAATAAACGCATCAGGAGAGAGACAGCATGTCTGGAACATCACCCGTGGCGCACACCACGGAAAACGAAATCAAGTTTTTGAACGAACTCGGCATGTTCACCGGCATTGACGCAACGAAAGAAACCCTGCTTGAGGGGTATTTAGTCGGGGCAATGCGCCGCAGCGACTGGGGAGCGATGGATCGCACCAAAGTGCTTCATCACGCAAGGACCTTGCACGCCAATGCGGGCCATCCATGAAAACCGTGGACCAGCTCATGGCCGAGGCGTTCAGCCCGCCACGAGGCGCACGGAGCCAAGCATACAAAGCCGGAGTCCGGGCAGCGCTCGAATGGTGGATCAACAAGAAAAGGATAGTTGTTCCTTACCTGATTGGCACTGCCGAGTTTGATGCTTTCTTCGCCGGCCGCACCGAGGGATACGCTATCTGGCAGCGGGAAACGGGGTTATGAAACTCGCCCCCAACCAGCGCGTAGTCATCACCCGGCCAGCCGCTATCCCGGCGATGCAAGGCCGCAGCGGCGTAGTCGAGGCCGTACTCGCCCCCGCTGCCCTGGTGGACGTTAGCCGAGGCGAGGCCGCAATTATCCGCATGGATACCCCGGCCAACCTGCCCGGGCTGCATTTCCACTTCCTGATTTTCTACGCCGCCGAGTGCAGCCCGCTCGACCACGCCTCGCTTTAACCCTCAATGGAGACCGCTATGCAAACCCTCATCAATTCGCCGGATATTGCCCACCAGGCGCTGCTGCCCCTGGACAAGATCGAGCGCTCTATCACCAATCCTCGCAAGCGTTTCGATGGCGACATCATTGTCGATATGGCAAACAGCATTGCGAAAGTTGGCGTGCTGCAACCGATCCTCGTCCGGCCCCATCCAGTCCGCGAGGATAAATACGAGATAGTCGCCGGCGAATGCCGCTACCGTGGCGCGCTAATGGCCGGGCTGGAAACCATCCCCGCCATCATCCGCGACCTCACGGATCTGGAAGCGCTCGAGCTCCAGGTACTCGAAAACCTGCACCGCAACGACCTGCATCCGCTGGAAGAAGCCGAAGGTTTCCAGCAGCTGCTGGAAGCGAATGGTTACACGGTCGAAATGCTGGCTGGCAAGCTCGGCAAAAGCAAGGCCGCAGTCTATGCCAGCCTAAAACTGTGCGCGCTGTGCCCGACTGGCCGTGAGGCATTTTATGACGGCAAGCTGACTGCCAGCACTGCGCTGCTCGTTGCGAGGATCCCCGGCGCGGCACTGCAAGCAAAAGCGCTGGCGGAAATCATTAAGCCTGTCTATAACGGCGCGCTGCCGTCATACCGTGAAGCCGTCGGCATCATTCGTTGGAGGTACACGCTGAATCTCGACACGGCGGCTTTTGATCGCACAGATTGCCAGTCGTGCGAAAAACGCAGTGGCAACTGCCGCGAGATTTATCCCGATATCGACAGTGCAGACGTCTGCACAGACCCGGACTGCTTTGGCGAAAAACGCCAGGCGCACATCGACCAGCTGCTGCAGGACCCGAACACCATCACTGGTGAGGCAGCAAAGAAAATCATGCCTCACGGCGGCTGGATAGATAGCGAGACTTACGGCGAACCGGAAGACGACGCTGAATTCGGCGACGGCGAGCAATCGTGGGCTGAGGTCCTTGGCAATGAGCTACCCACCCGCACTCTCGTCATCGAAGGTCGTGATCCGTTCGTCGTGGTCGATCTTGCCGCCGCGAGGCAGCTGGCGCAGAGCAAAGGGCTGAATCAAGTTGTATCGGAACAAGATGAGGATGAGCGGGCCGAAAACGCCAAAACAGCCGCTCTTAACGCGGCTAAGGAAGCAGAACTCGAGCGCAGGTCCGCACTGTTGGTCTTGTTGCATCAAAGGCTCACAACAGGCAGCGCAGCGATAGAAAGCGTCCTTCCCATCGCCATTTCGTTTCTGTTGGCCGAACTGACGGCGCGCATGGCGCCGAGGACGCTGGCGTGTCTGTTTACGGCACGCGGAGAAACCATCGATGAGGATACCGATAACGCCTGGTTGAATTATGTCAACAACCTCGACAGGAATGAACGGTTTCATTTGTTGATTGAAATCGCCCTGCTCAAATCAGGTGAATTCAATCTTACGTATCTCCCTTGGGAGTGGAAGCCAGAAGCGCCCACCAAGCTTGACGAGGCTTACACCATCCTGCGCGCCGCCGGCATCGATCCGGACGCCTCCGAAACCGACGAAACACCTACCGACCCCGCGTCGGCTGCGCATGCGGCGGAAGAGATCGCGCGCGAGGAAAACCCGGCGGACGAAACGCAGCCCGGCGCGCGAACCGCTGCGCAGGCGAACGAACCAGCGGCCGAAGCGCAACCCGAGGCAACCCCAATCGAGGCGGCGGAAAAGCCTGCCGCGAAAAAGCGCGGGCGGCCTAGAAAACAGGCCGTTGAAACCCCCGTCGCCGAGGTGACGCAATGAATATAATCGGACTGACCGGCCCCACCGGATCCGGCAAGGATACTGTGGCCAGAGTCTTATGCGAAACCCAAGGGTTTGTACCAGCCGCCTTTGCAGACGTTATCCGCGCCGCCGTATCTTCCGTGTTTGGCCTCGATAGCAGCTACTTCTTCGATCGCGCAAAAAAAGAAGCCATCGTGATCCGGATCGGCAAATCGCCCCGGGAACTGATGCAAAGCGCCGGCGACTGGCTGCGCGACCTCGATCCCGACATGCTCCTGATCCTGCTCCAGCCACGAATCACCAGGCTACTCAAGGCGTCCAAAGACCTGCACATAAACGGCATCGTCATCAGCGATGTGCGCAGAGACAACGAAGCTCGCTACGTGCGTGACATGGGCGAGATCTGGCATATCCACCGCACGACGATGGCTCATACCGGCTTGGCCAGCAACACCAGGCTGCACAGCACAGAGGCCGGCGTCGAGTGGAAAACCGGCGATCGCCTCATCCACAACGCCGGCAGCATCGACGACCTGTACGACAACGTCAACGCAGTTTTCACCCTCGAGGAGACATCATGCCAAACCACAAGCTAATCGATACAAACAATCCCATTACCCTCGGGGCGACCGTGATCATCGTACTGGCCCTGTTTTTTTCGTTGCTGAGCTGGATCCGGAACCACGAAATGGACCCGGAGAACCTTATTCGCTGCCCACGCCCCGGGCCCGGTCAGCAGTTGATAGGGCGCGGCCACATGGAGACAGACGGCCAGCCAGGCGAGCTGATGTGCACCTACTCGACGGCGCCGATTGGTGAGCATGTCACGCTCGCCAGCTCAAAACTTTAGCGGGGAGGAGAGTGCAATCATGAGCGAGTCAACGCAAATAGTTCGACAGTTGCAAAGGGGCGAGTTTCCCCCGGCATACTCGACCGACGAACTAATGCTCGGCGTGTGCCATATTGTGCGCACCGAAGCGCCAAGAGCAAAACCAGAATTGCCGCCCAGCAAAGTCGAATGTAAAAGAGCCGACAACACGTTTGATCCCGAAACGGCAGCTCGGATGCTGTCCGAGCATAAGAGTAATCGCATGATCGCCTGGAGCATGGGATTAAATGTAGCGAAATTGACTGTTTTTATCAGCAACGACAAGCGGCTACGGGATTTATCAGTTGCCAGAAAGGGCTGCGCAGTTTCAGTGGCCGATCGAAACTTCGACACCATAAAACGCATGCTGATTGCCGGGGAAGCGGGAGAGGATATCGGCATCGCTGTGGGCTTGGAAGGATCAACCGTTAGGTACTATGTAAATACGGTCGACGAATTGCGCAAGATCCATCGTGAGCGAGGCAGGATAGGCGGCAAGGCACACGCAAGCAAAAAAAGGTTCCTGGAAAAACGCGCTGCGATATACCGGGCTTTACAGAGTCAGTCAATTACCAGTGTGTCCGAGAGGTTCGGCTTCAGGCCCACAATATTGAGAAAACATTTGGCCGGCGACGAGAAGGAGGCGAAATCATGAAAGAGCTCCCGATCCTGTTCAAACCCGAAATGATTCGAGCGACATTGCGGGAAATTGACCCGAAAGAGCAAACTCGCCGGGTCATTAATAAGCTCCGCAAATTCGGCAAGATCACCGAGTTCGGCAGATCTGACACCCTAGGGTATGACTGGCACTTCCGCGACAAGGGGATGCGTTGGAATGACATCAATCTCGCCAGACTGCTGGAGCTGTGCCCATACGGACAACCCGGCGATAGGTTATGGGTTCGGGAAACGTTTTGGTGTATCAACGATAGCGATAACCCGAGCGGGTACCAAACAATTGATTGCGGATCAACGCTGGCACTAGGCGAGGAATATGCCAGCATTGATTATTGCATAGACGGTGAGTTTACCAACCCACCTACCCCGACGGGCAGCGAGACCGTTGCAAGGCCATCTGGTCGGGCCGCGCCCGGTAACTGGTGGCTTTCCCCTCCTGGCAATTGGGATGGAGAGAGAGACTATCATGGAGAGGGTGAGTGGGTATTTCTTCCGTGGGTCCTTTACACAAAACATTCATCAATCCACATGCCGCGCTGGGCTTCCCGCATCCTGCTCGAAATAACCGGAGTCCGCGTTGAGCGCTTGCAGGATATAAGTGAAGAGGATGCGATTGCCGAGGGTTGTGAGGCGATTCAGGGGTGTGAATGGCGCACGTTCGTGGAAGCGGATGCTGGGGTGCCATATCACGCGCATACCGCCATTGACGCTTATCGCGGGCTATGGGAATCCATCAACGGAGAAGGGAGTTGGGACGCCAACCCGTGGGTATGGGTGATCGAATTCCGGAAAATCCAGGAGCAAACCTAGTGTTCCTCACGTCTGAAGAGATCATCGAGCTCACCGGCCGCAAGACACACCCATCTCAGCGGACAGTACTCAATCATTTGGGCATCGACCATAAAACCCGGCCGGACGGAAGCCTGGTTGTACTGCGCTCCCATGTGGAAAAATCTCTTGGCGGCGAATCGAGCAGTGCTAAACTTCCTGAACCAAACTGGGCAGCCATCTGACCCGTCATGCCAAAACCACGTAACCCGGAAAACAAGGGACTGCCCGCACGCTGGCAACTCAGGCACGGCGCGTACTATTATCAGGTTCCGCCAGGACTGGAGTCAGCGTGGGATGGTAAAAAAACATTCCGCCTGGGCAAGACCCTGCCGGAAGCCTATCGCGCATGGGCTGATCGGATCGGCCGTCAAGATAAAGCCAGCACTATTGGCCAACTGCTCGATCGCTACACGCTCCAGGTAATCCCTGGCAAGGAACCACCCACCCGGGCAAGTAACCTGCTGGCGATGACCGCACTCCGCAAAGTTTTCGGCGAGCTGCCGATCGGCGCATTAACCCCTCAGCACATCTACAAGTACGTAGATAGACGCAGCGAGAAAAAAACTAATGCTGCCGGCAAGATCGTAGGTGGTCGCACCGTGGCACATCGGGAGATAGAGGTTTTAAGCCATGCCTATACTAAGGCGGTCGAGTGGGGCTACGTTGGCCGCCATCCCTTTATAGGCCAAGTGCGGCTCCAGGGCGAAAAACCTCGGATCAGATATGTTGAAGACTGGGAAATCGTTGAGTGCCTGACGATCGAATCCAAGCGGGTGAAGGGCAGCGTCCATGCAATCCACGCCTACATGCGCCTCAAACTGATGACCGGCATGGCCAGGAGCGACTTGCTACGCCTTACCGCGGCCAATCTGAAAGACGACGGTATCCATATCCAGCGGCACAAGACAGCCGGATCTACGGGCAAGCGCACGATTTATGAATGGACGCCCGAGTTGCGGGCCGCGATAGAGATGGCAAAGCAAGCCAGGCCGGTACTGTCGCCGTTTCTTTTTTGCAATCGTAAGGGTGAAGGTTATTTCGACGAGGAAACTGGCAGGTGCGATGGGTGGGATAGTATGTGGGGCAGGTTTATTGACAGAGTTTTGAGTGAAACCAAGGTGACAGAGCGATTCACCGAGCATGATCTGCGCGCCAAGTGTGCCTCCGATGCCGACACCCTGGAGCATGCAAGAGCGCTCCTATCTCATGCTGATGCACGCACCACCGAGGCGATTTACCGCCGCAAACCAGAGCGGGTTAAGCCATTACGTTGA